CATCTCCAACAAAATCGGCTCGCCCGTACTCCGTGCCTCAGCCACCAACTTGTCATACCGCGTACCAAATCCAATGGGTGTTGACAAAGCAACTCGACATGATGTCGTATCCGAAGCAGATCGCCACGCTGCCTCGTCATCGTCCAGCGCAGCGAACTCATCGAACAGCACAAACGTGCGCCGACCACCTCGACCAATGTGCGCTCCACTCGCCTGACCAGCAATCGTTGCCCCGCTCACCGGATGCCGCAACACCATGTGCTGCCTGTACTGACCGCCCTTCTTCAACAGATCCATGTGACATGGCAACAGCCACGCAGGCTGGCTCTGCAACAGATAGTCAACCTTCCAGAACAGACTGTCCGGATCGCCCGACCGATCAACGCCGTCCTCCACGCGACTCACCAACAAACTCTGCCACCCATGAAACAACCAACCCCATGTTGCCAAAGACACAACTAACCATGATGCGCCCATGTCACGACTCTTTCGTATCACAACGTCACGACCGTCCTTGACCGAAGCAGCAAGTTTCCGAACAGCAGATACCTGAATGTCCCAAGGGATAAACGGCACATCGCGCACCACCGCCGGGCGTTCCCGTCCGTCAACCCCAGTCTCCTTCACGCGATATGTCCAACCCGTAAGTGCCAACCACGCAGCAGGATCAGATGCAAACAATGCCCGGAGATCGCAACGCTCCTTAGCAGTCGCGTTGCTTGTCACCCATTGGCGTGTTGACAAAAGGACAGCAGGATCTGTAGACCATGAGATGAGGTTGGGAGAGGCAGGCGTTGAGAAAGGGGTATCTGCGTGCGGAGCGACCCCGGGGGATCCGCGTGAGGGAGCCACCCCCCCCACCCCGGGTGACCCCCCCGCACCCCCACCCCCCGCCGCCTTGCCGCCCTTGCGCCGCGCTGCCCCCTCCTTGCGCTTGCCCTTCGCTGGGTGACGCGCTGCCACTGCCGCCGCCACCTCAGCCGCGTTGGGCGCACCGCCCGGATGCGCCGCGTTCCACGCAGCGAGCGCAGAGCCGCCCTGCGCCCTCGCGAGATCGCGAGCCGCGCACCAAGCCGCTGTCGTTCCCCGCGCCCTCACGGTGTCACCTGCTCGCTGTCTACAACCTGTCCACCGTCAACAGGAGGAGCGAGAGCGAGACGAGCCGCAGCAAAGCGCGTGAGCATCTCGACCGCCCGGCTCGCGCTGCCTTCCTCCTCGACCTTGACCGCGCCGCCGCCTGCGCCCGTCAACTCCACGCGCTGCGTGTTGTCGCGATACCTGCCGGGACGCAAGCCGCGCAGCCGCAGAGTGATCGCAGCAAGTTGCACTGCGTTCCCCGGTCGATCTCCACGCGCCAAGCCATCCAGCGCATCCTCATGTTCGTCCGCTAGTGCCTGCTCGACCATCTGCCGCGCCTCTGCGAACGCCGGATCGTTGTACCCCCACGCCGCGACCACGTTCAGTGAAACCTCGCACGCTTCGCACGCCGCTTTCATCGAACTCGCCTGCCACTCACGTAACCACTTCTTTTTCAACGGCTTGGGTTTCTTCATCTTCGCCAAAGTCTCATTCCACTTATCGGACACATCCTCGCCTTGGTCTTCCTGTTCGGTGTTCATTTGGGGTCATTGTCCTGCGCCCTGCACAATCTCGCAACTTTTTTTCAACTAAATTCGCCTAGTTTTCAGGGCTTTGGAAACAATCTGCATAAATCTTGACAGAATGTCGCTTGCAGTGGGTTGATTGTCTGTCAACTTGCTGTATACTCAGCCCGGCGGAAGTTGACCCAGTCGCAACGCCCTTTCTTTGACAAGTGAATAGACCGCGACAAACCACCTGCACTCAAACTGCTGTGGCTCGCACCACATCCTCCCCGTTGTTCGGGAGGGTTGGATGCGACTCATCGTGATTCGCTCACCTCACTCACTCAACTGGAGATACCTATGACAACTGCCAACATCACCCTCACCCCCGTCACCGCCGCTACCGCAAACGCCGCCGCTCAGGTCATCCTGAACCGTGTCGATACCCAGATCTGCCGTCTGAACAACGCTTGGTCTGGTGGTTGGAACACCATCGAAATGACCGTGTTTGAGATCAAAGCAACCTACGCCGCTGTTGCTCAGAACATCGAGTTCCTGTCGTTCATTGGTGTGATCGAGACACCAGACTACGAACAACTCAGCACCGCCATTTACAAGGCTCGCCGGGATGCAATCGACCGCCGCGACACCTTCTTTGCCAACAAGGCACACAACAAGATCCGCAACGATCTGGCGAAGTCCTACAAGAACAGCGACTGCTGACCTCGACCGCGCACCGTGTTCCCCCCACTGGGGGAGCCGGATGCGACAGCCGATGCTGACGCTCACTACACCCCCTCACTGGAGACACTCATGCCCGGAATTACCAAGAAGCGTTCCCTCTATGCCTGCGATACTGACGGTCGATGCCTCGACCAACTCTCGAAAGCCGCTGTGATCGACATCCTTGTCGAGTTCCTGCGCTGCGACACCGATTGCTGCGACACCCCGCTGACCGCCGCAGAGGTTGGCGAGAACGACCGCGTCCGCGCCGTCCTGACCGCCCGTGGAGATCGCCAGTTGCCTTCCGCTGCGGCACTGCTCGCCAAGGAAGCCAAGGACGCGAAGCGGGACGCGCAGCGAGCCGCCTACGAAGCCCAGTTGCTCGCCGCCAACGGCGGTCGAACCATGACCGTTGGCGAGTACGGGAAGTACATCCGGGGACACTGACCCGCCTCGACCGCGCACCGTCTGCCCTCACGCAGGGCAGCGGCTGCGACAGCCGATGCTGCCGATTCACTCACCTCAACTGGAGATACTGATGCCTAGCCAAGCCCGCCGCCACACCCGCAACGTCCGCAACCAAGCCACCCACCTGTTCGCCAAGGCAAACCGCCTCGCTCGCAAAGTGGAACGTAGTTTGCACCCGTCCATGTTCACCAACGGCAACCTGACCGCCACAGAGCGCGACATTGCCAGTGGTGTTCACGGTGACTGGCGCAGGATGGTTTACCTTGCCGCCCGGGCTGTCAGCGACAAGGGGGAAACCGCATGGTTCAACACGCCCGAATGCCCCGCCTACGAGCCAACCGCCCCGGCTCTTCACCGCGCTGAACGCCGCAGGCTGTTGCAGGACGGCGATTTGGAGTATTGCTCGTACACCGACACAACGCACGGGTTCCTAAACTCGTCCGCCTGTGTTTGACCTCGACCGCGCACCTGTGCTCCCCAGTGGGAGCGCGGGATGCGACTGCCGAAGCAATCGCAATTGTTCACTTTAACTGGAGATACTGACATGAAGATTGAGAGACTTATTTCGGTGATTCGTTCGCTCGCTCAACTGGATCGCAACGACAGCCACATGGCTGTGACTGAACTATCCGGATTGATGTGGGCTACCGCAGGCATGGACACTGTCGCAAACGCACAGTACGCCCATGACTTCCGCAACGCCTGCGGCAACTACCTGCGCACCTATCAGGCGCAACTAGCATCGGATGCGGCTCAGGGCTACGTGATCTGCCTCTACACGGACGGCATCGTGAAGACCACCCAATTCCCAAGCCCAACGGACTGGGACAAGTGCCTGTGCTCTGCGGCTTCGGATATCTACGCCGCCTACGGGGAAGCGCACAACAAGAACGGTAGCCGCTACCGCCCCGCGTTGGGTGGCGGGACAGTTCCGCCTCCAACCCCGGCAAGCGACACGCAGGTGCTCGACACCCTCATGGGCGCAGGCTTCACCAACGGCACTGGCGCATGGGCAGCAGGCAATCTCAAGGCTCCCCGCTCAACCAAGAAGGAAGGCAGCAAGTGAGAATCACCTGCAACAACACCTGCCCCAAGGTGGGCAAGCGCATGAGCCAGATCGTTGAGGCGGTACGCAAGTTATCGGACGGGCATGGTGGAGGCGCATTCGTTGCCGATGCCATCCGCGAGGCGTACCCAGACCGCAAGCATGGGAACGGCTTCTGCTACGCCGCTGTGGCTCGCTGCGTGAACGCGGGGCTACTGGTCACCTCTGACGGGCTGTGTCCCGCCACGAACCGATGGCTCAAGACCTTGCACCTCCCAACAGAGGGCGCACAGTCCGAAGCCGATTGGCAACGCGAATGCGAGGCTCGTATCGCCACACTCAACGCCGATGCCGCCGCACGGGCGGAACACGCCTCCCGCCAAGCCGCCGAAGTGGTAACACGGATAGCAATTGCGATTGAACGCACACTGCCCCGCTGACCTCGACCGCGCATCGTCCTCCCTTCACTGGGGGGACATTGCGACAGCCGATGCTGCCGCGTACTCAACACCTTACTGGAGACACCTATGCCTGCACCTCTCGCCGTTCTCACCGATGTCAAACTCGACACCGCCAACGCCGCCGCAGCCGACACGCTGCAACGCCTGACCGGGGTGATTGACCACCTCAACCGATCATGGAACATGAACTGCCATGATGTCAACAAGATGACCATCGCCCAGATCAACTCCCAGTATCTGATTGGCTACACCCGATTGGGATTCCTGTCCCAACTAGAGGTACTCAGCACCCTTCAATACGACCACTTGCTCATCGTCCTCAAACACGCCAAGGATATGGCGTTAGCCCGTAAGAACAACGAGCGGTGGCGTGTGGCTCACGCCAAAAAGTACGCCGACTTCACCCCCACCGATGATGTCTTGGTTCTGAGTGGCAAGATGGTGACGGTTGACATCTCGACCGACAGCGACTGATCGACCGCGCACCTGTCCACCCTCCGGGGTGGGCGGGATGCGACAGCCGAACAATCCGATAGTGCTACTTGACAGACTATCGACTGTGGCTTATGCTGTACGCAGCCTGCCCCGCGTTGGGGTTGGCACTGACGGAGCACACTTAACTGGAGACACTGACATGGCGCATGAAATTGAATCGAATGACGGACTCGTACTCGCAGACACTGGTGCATGGCACGGACTGGGGCTGACGGTCAAGGGCGCACCGAACCCCTTCGCAGCCCTGCGACTGGCAAAGTTGGATTGGACGGTCGAAGAGTCCGCGACCCTGATCGGCGTGAACAACCCCGGCGAGCCGAACGAGTTCCGCGTCTCGACCGACACGCACAAACTTCTCACCCGCTCCGATGACCACACGGTCTTGGGTGTGGTGGGCAAGGACTACACCCCAGTGCAGAACCAAGCACTCGCCGAACTGGCGTGGGCATTGCGCAGCAGTACCGATGTCGGCGTGGAGATCGAGACGGCAGGCAGCATCCGGGGCGGCAAGCGGGTGTGGTTCCTGATCCGCAGCCAGTCCATCGAAGTGGGTACACGGGGTGACATGGTTCAGCCCTACCTGCTGTTGGCGAACGGTCACGATGGTGGTCAGGCATTACGCGCTGTCCCAACCAACGTGCGTGTGGTGTGTGCCAACACCTACCGGGCTGCAATGGGACAGTCCAAGGGGACTATCGCCTTCCGGCACACGCCGGGCATCACGGAGCGCGTTGACGAACTGGCTCGCACCATCAACGATTGGCAACACACGGTCAGCCGTGGCTTGGCGTTCGCAAACTCACTGGCTGCCAAGCCAATGAGCAGCGCAGCGATCAAGTCCCTGTGGATCGAGGTGATCGAGCGGCTCGATGGCAAGATCGTGGCTGACCCGCAGACTGGGTGGGAACTGCGCTCCAAGGAACGCGCAGTGTCCGGGCTTGCGCACATGGCGCAGGTCTTCGACCGGGAAGCGCAGCAGTTCGGCGCGACCGCATGGGTAGCAGCCAACGCTGCCACCAACTGGATCGAGCATGAGCGCAGCCAGTACGCGGTGCGCACCAAGGATGCAGGGGTACGCAAGTACGCCGCTGCTGACGGGGCTACGGCGGATGACGTTGAACTGGTGTTCGACATCCTCGCCAAGGCTTGACCTCGACCGCGCATCTGTCCTCCCCTTCGGGGGAGGGCGGACTGCGACAGCCGATGCTGACGCAATCACTTCACCCTAACTGGAGACACTGAAATGCTGACCGCTTACAAGACCGCCTGCGCCCTCTCTATGTGCGAGACTGCTGCCGACCCATCATCATGCGCCCTGCAAATTGCAACTGCGCTATGGGATTCGTCCATGTCTGCGTCCTCATCCACGGACAGATCCAACTACATCACGCACTGCCAACAGTACGCGAACACGATTGCTTCGATCCACCGATACAGAGAACTGAAGAGTTCAATGAACAGCCTGCTTGGCGAATTGACACCCAGTTCACTTGAGGCATTTGAAAAATTGAAATACGAATTGCAATCCATGCGGAGTACGTCCGAACGCTACATTGATTACTACATCACTCGTCACATTGGTGACGCTGTGATATCGAGGGCGTTCAGCATGGACATCGACCGCAAGAAGGCAGAGCGCGAAGCCGCAGCCGCTGCGACTGGGGGTGCAGCGTGAAACTGTACAAGTCCACTTTCGCAGGCGTTTACTTGTCAGCGCGGCAATCGCACAATGCTGCCTTCCGCGTCAGCCGCATGATTGTGCCAACCAATGGGAAATACGTCATCACTAAGCGCAACCCAGAATTGTGCAAGGGGGTCGTGATTTATTTCAACTGGGATGTTGTGGCTTACGTGCAAACCCTCAAGGAAGCCGGGGATTACATCGACAACTGCTACGACCCGCACGGTTGGAAGCGTGCGCTCGCCCCTACCAAGAAGGGGGGTGCAGCGTGATTCCCTTCTATCACACCATAGTTCTGAAGGGTGTACCGAATCGCAACACCATCGCCAGTCACTGCGGACGCGCTCCGACATTGGATAAGGCTCGCGAACTTGGCGAAGACAACCTGCAACGCTTCCGCGCCAAGGATCCCCACGCTGATTACTTTATGCAGGTGTTCCGCGTAGCCGATGGGTTTGGAACTGAAGTACGTTGACCGCGCATCGCCTGCCTCCACTGGGGGCAGGCATTGCGACAGCCGACCGCTGTTGACCCGACCCGCCGGACGCGGGACTCGCACTGGAGATCACTATGAAACTGGATATCGTTACCCTCATGCTGCCACAACGAACGCGCACCGTCCGCGACTGGATGACTGGCACTCCCGGGCAGCGCGGCTTGACCGCCGTTGAACTGGCTGAGTGTGTCAAGTCTGATGCCGCTACCAAACTTCAACGTGCCGCCCTGCGGTACTCAGAGGTGGACTTGGACAACGAGCATGAGTACTTTGCTATCGTTGATGAACTTGAGCAGGCAGAGGGTGCGTTCCTCCGCGCTCACCGTGATACGGAGGTGACCCTATGAAATCCGCAGCCGAACGACACGCATCGGATATGTTCAAGAGTTTGGTGCGGGGTGACCCGCGTCAGGTATTCACTAACCTCAAGCGTCTCATCGTGGATGATTTCACCAGTGCGTATGAATCAGGCGCAAGCAATTCAGAATTCAATGCCTACCCAATTTATGAATTGAGTATTCAAGATCAGACGAAGTTGCATTCGCTTGTTCAACAATCGTTCGCTGCCGGGAAAGCCGCGTACGAAATCGCACAGTTACAACTTCAGATTGCAGGAGACAAAGCATGAGGCGCGTCAAGAACCCGAAGCGTAAGCCGTCCCCATCGCAGTTGACCCGGCGGATGGTGGCAGTACCTGCTGCCACCTACGACCTGTTGCAGGCGTACCGGATGCAGTTGGCAATCCAACGCACTGGCACGATCACCCTGCACGAAGCACTGAACTACGCCATCATCACCAGTGGCGCGAACAACCTTGAAAGGAGCGAAGCATGAAACTTGCAATAGTCCTATCAGCATTGATCACCTCGTCCGCATCAGCCGATGCCGTGTTCCGCATTGCGGACGGGCTATGGGTGTGGAGCGGTGCGCTTGGCACGGGCATGGCTGCGAACCTTGGCGGCGGGACATGGGTGGGATCGGGGTGGGATGCCTTCCCCGGGGTCAGCCCACCGTGGAACCCTGTCGTATCCCAGACGGTAGTTGTCCCCGCTCCGGTCATCGTTGCCCCCTCCCCGGGGGTGGTGACAATAGGGATGCCGCCGCCGCCTGCGACCCGCACCCTGTACCTGAGTATCAACGGCGAGACAGTGCCGTTCGTCACGACCCAGTAAGATGGCACAGCCATCACTCTCCACCCCGGTGGGCGCAAGCCCCCGGGGTGTTTGTGTTTTTGCTACTTGATGCGGCTGATCTCAATCGACACGCCGCAATCGGCAGGCTTGGCTACCCGGCGCGTGGAGAACGTGATACTTCTAATCACCCTATCGTCATGCCACACCCCGGCATCAGTCAGCCCATCGATGAACGCTTTGGTTCGTGCGCCGATGTTGTCGGGATCGGGGAGCCGACCCCGACCGTGCCATGTGACGGTCAGGGTGGCTCCCGCGAATGGCTCCCAGTGCGCAACCTTGCGCATCTCCACCCTCGCGAGCGTCTCCGCCACATAGCGGTCGTGTCGCGCAGCCTTGCTCCTTACACGCCAGTGAGATCGTGAGTTGGAGCCGGGCATCTGCGGTGGTGGGAGGAACAGTGCTAGCACCGAAGGAGTTCCGTTGTCTTGTCATCCCTCAGCCATCGCACGGTTTGTTCAACAGTCTGATTGATTTGTTCCTCGTTCATGCCGCGCAGGTGATCGATACTCAGTGAGCGGGACTGTCCGTTACCACGAAGCAATATGTTTGTGCGGCGGCGATCCCATCTCTCATCATCATCAATGAGGATCTCTTCACCCATCATGCCGATGACGGCTAGGGATCCAGTCACCTTCTCAAGGACATCGACTATCGAGTATCGGGTGTCCTCATGGACATCGATGGTGGTACTCGCTGCCATGACGCACCTATCACTCATCATCCATTCCACTGTCAACGTCCACGATGGCATCGAATACCTCCAAGTTCTTTCGGGTTGGGCTGCACGGGGACACTCCATCCAGTGCGTTCATTCGCATGACAGACATCTGCTTGAGCAGGCGCAGTGCCTTACGTGACTGCATTCCACGTGGCGTGTCGGCTGCTTGACGCAGAGCGGACATCACCAGTGTGATGCACTCATCCAGTGCGGCGGCTACGCGGTGGGACTGCGACTCACGCCGCTCACTCGCAAGGCGCAGCCTGTGCTGCACGATTGCATCATCGTTGTTGTTGGTCTTATATCGACTGGGCTTCTCCATTTGAATCACTGGTTACCTCCTTGCGGTGGTAGATAGATTCAAGTAGTGCCTTCGCTTCAACGCTCGCGGGTTCTTCAACGAACAGATAGCAAGCCAACATATATTCAACCTGTCCACGGGTGGTGCGTGATGACACACGCGCCCGTGATGCGACCATGTCGAGCAGTATGTCATGTATCCATACTGACCTCATGTTGTCATGGTTGTTGGTGGTCTTACGCTTACGTGGTTTCTTTGCTGTTGCCATTATCCTTCTCCTTCATAGAGAGCCTTTACGATTGCGCTCTTCAATTGTGTTGGGGTGAATCGCCTGCCTCTGTCACCCAGTTCGCTCACCAACATGGTGTTGCGGCGGCACACGCGATCAAGTTCGTTCGATAGTTCTTGCCGCTGCTGCTTCAACGCCTTTATATCTGCGAGCAGTTCACAGTGTGTCCTTACCGCTTCGATTGCAAGATGCCATGTCATCGAATGTTCTTCGCTCAACAAGCGGTAAGCAACATTGTCCAGTGGCACGTGATGATCGCGCAGTAGTTCCCTTGCTTCGCTCCGTGCTTGCTTTATCTCTTCCGTCATCGGCTTCGTCCTTCCCTGAACGTAGTGTTGTGCTCATCAGCCTCATCTCTCTCTCGCTCATCTAACTTTCGGTGGTGTCTGCAATGGCTGCACAGCCTATGCATTGGTGTCTCATCGCAGCAATCACAATCGGTGATCTCATACTCACTTCGATCCCGTGGCATCTAATACTCCTATCTGATTATGTTTCCTACCAGTTCTAATCTTGCAGACCATGCTTGCCGACACACCGACAGCAAGTGCAATAGCCCTACAAGATTCCTTGTTCGCCAACCGTGCGCGGATGTCCTTCACAACGTCCGGATGCAAGGCTCGATACCTCATGCGATTCCTCCGAACAACGTGCCGTCACCTTGGGTGACGAAGCAGAACACACGTTGCGCCTTGCCTGCTCGACCAAGCCGAATCGCACCAGTGGCTGCGATCAGACCCGCCTTGTGCAATTCACTGACCCTGCGCCTTGCGCCGGGGTGTAGTTGCGCTGCGTCCTCTGCCTCATCTGATGTCAAGCCGCCCTCACCCGCTGCTTGGAAGGCAGCGAGGAGAGCGGCTTGGAGGTTCGCCAGTTTCGGTTGCATATCTGCGGCGGCAGCGTGGCTAGTGCCGGGGTCAGTCCGGCGAGCCGTCTTAATCAATGTCCATGCCATGATCGACCTCCTCTGGTGGTGCGGTGCGGATCTGCACGATGCGCGGCGGCTTGCCTGCCACCTTGGACTGCTCCTCGATCACCCAGATCGTCTTGCCTTGGCACTGTTTCAGCACAGATTGCAATGCCGTGTCCCACACAAACCACACTTGACCTTCGTGGTTTTTCACGTTTACGTATGGGGTTTGGTTCTTGCCTGCCACCCCCTCGTTCACGTACTTGCAGTAGATCTCAACCCACTCCCCGTTCACTGGGGTGGTGGTTGGAGCCGGACGCGCAGCCGGAGCAGCAGCCGGACGCGCAGCCGCAGGCGCAGGCGTTGGAGCCGGACGGGAAGGCGAGCGCGGTGCGTACTCACGGTCATCGCGTGAATCCATCGTCTCATCCTCACGTGGAACCATGAGCAAATCTCTCAACCAGTAGTTCAGGCTACTGGTCAATGCTCCCGCCATTGCCTTGTCGTATGGTCTTCCCTTCTCAGGCACGATAGCCCACACGATCTCATCGCTGAGTGTGGCTCCGCTCTCAGGGTGTGCGACCACCATCGTGCTAATGAGAATCCCAAACTCTCCGATGGTGGGATCAATCTTCCACGTTGTTCGCCGCGCCACCAAGCCTGCGCCGTGCAGTGCGTCACGGCAAGCACCGATCATGCCTTCCGCACTGGTGTAGGAGTACTTGTGGAATTGGTTCTTCGCATCCTTGCCAACGCTGTTGAGCGCGGATTGTGCGACCAGTAGTGCCGCATCAAGCGGCGAGATAGCAGTTGTCTTCTTCTCAGTAGCCATGTTCATTCTCCAGTTGGGGCTAACAGATCGTTCGCAGCCCACGTTGGGATACGAATCTCATAGATGTCATCGGCATTCCAACCCTTGGTTGGATTCATTTCAAACTCACGGTACATATCACACAGTTCCGGGATGCGTCCGGCTGCTGCTTCTAAACCATCGAGATGCAACCCAGCGCACATGACACCGTGTGGCGCAGACTTCTCTACCACTATCAGGATTACGTTGTTGACTTCTTTGCCTGCCTTGCGCAAACATTCGCGATAGAATGCAAACTGAGTCCAGTACCCGAAGTTCCACGCAGCCTTAGCAAACTCTTGCGGTGACGCAATACCACTGTGCGTCTTGATGTCAATGATTGTGCCACTGGCTTCAATCCACGCATCGATACGTGCCTTGCACTTCACGCCCTCAATCTCGCCAGTAAGCGTCACTTCTACGTGTTCGCCGCAGGCTTTGATCAATTGGTTGGCAGTCTTGTGTCCACGGATGGACGCAACCATTGCGTCAACCTGATTGGCTTCGTCACGGGTGAGCAACGTGCGACCCACGTTGATGGACGCAAACGATTCCCACTCCTCCTTGCCTGCCTTGGTGCGCTTGTCCACTTGAGGTGCGACCGCGAAGTCTTGCTCGTATGCGCTAGGTGTGAGGATGGCACTATGCAGTGCGCGACCCAGACGGAAGGCGGGGGTGTCCTCGCGCTCCTCCCGGCTTGCGGTGAGGTGCATCGGGGTAGCCTTGTCAAGAACTTTCAGAGCACTTGCGCTCATCAAATTCCATGAGTGATAGTCCGCTTCGGGGACTCCCAGTTCGATCTTCATGTCAGTATCTCCAGTTGGCGCAGCGGAATTGCTGCGGTTAAGGGAGGGTAACAGACTGTAGACTGTGTGTCAATAGACTATCTACCCAGTTTCCAAAAATAAAAACCCGGCGCGGATTTTTCAATCGACACGCCGGGCTTCCGGGGGCTAAAGAATCCCACCCCGAAAGGTGGGACTTGCGTGTGCAAGCAACGACTGGATGGCGTATGCTCACGGATGATCAAATCTTCACGCGCTCGTATCCTAGCGCAATGTGGCTCGCGGGTCAAGGATATCGCAATTATTCCCGGCGCGGTTGGGGAGTACGGTCTAGTCGTGGGGAAGTGACTCACCCCATGCCAGTGCTACGCACTGCGCTCTTCTTGTACAGCAGCGTCTGTTGACCACAGAGAAATGATAAAAGTACAGGCACGGGAAACCTCGCATGGCTCCGGCTACGCTGATCCCCTTGGCTCCCAATACAGGGAGTCATGGTGTTCCTTCATTCACCAACAGCACTGAAACTGGCTGTGCCGGGGTGCGGGGGGTGCAGCCCCCTGCATAACCCATCAATGAAATTGACCGCCGGAGGCGACAAGTCGCGAAGCGAAACTTCTTGCGATCAACCTGAAAAATTTCAATTCGTTGTGTTTAGTTAGAGCGCAGTTTCTCAAGCGATTCTCTCTTACGCTTCATTGAATCCAACAATTTTTCGCGCTTGGTTTTTGGTGCATCGGGTACAAGTTCAAGTGCTCGCATTGCGTATCGATACAGGGGGAAGAACGGGATGCCACCCCACTGGAGTAGGGCAAGACTGCTACCGACAATTGCAGCCATCTGATCGAATCGTGTTGCGTCTTTCTTCCTTGCGTCCCTTGCTTCATTCACAACGTCTTGAAGCGGACTGACAACCAGTGGAAGGAACGACACGCGCTCGTACACAATAGATGAGAATACGTTTGCAAACACGATCCCGACATAGCCCATTGTTGCAGCCATGACATCAGCCGCTATTTGTGTTGGTATTGAAACAGCCGCCTTCTCCCACCATGTCTTATTGATTTCCTTCTGTTCTTCTTCGTCATCGTCTCCACCAAGAATCGAAGCGATCATGGTGAAGACTTTCGCCGCCACAATAGGTGACAACGTAGAGATCGTTGTGCTTGACACGATGTTGCCACCAACAGCAAACGCTGTTCGTGTGCGATTACCCGTCAGCACTGCTCTTCGGATCTGATTGCGAGCCTTGATTGGATCGCTTGAGAATGGGAAGAACACACGCCATGCAGCATTCCCATCTGTGCGACTGGTCGCAGCAAAGAACGAATCATCAAACTCATCACTGGCATTCTGCGTCTTGCGGAAGTCACGCTCTGCCCGGTTGGATGCTTGGGTGAGCGCGTCCGTGCCAGTCAACAGACCCTCGTCTTCAACCTCTGCAAGTCGAGCCTCGACCGCAGCAAGCATGATCTGTTCGTCCGCGTATCGAAGCATATCGATCACTGCCGACAACGCCATTGTGCTTGCGCGGTTGGCATCACCAGCAGCACCAATTGCGTCTGTAATCTTTCCAGCCGCTAGGTTTGCTCCGGCTGCGCGGAGGTTGTCCCGCATGGCAGTCAAAGCACTGCCAAGTTGAGCACGATCTGAATCATTAAGTGCTCCGCTAAAGATGGACTTCATCTGCATCTGATGACGGCGCGAGAAATAACCATTGACCAAATGAATCTGGTCAACGCGACCACTCCAAGTACCGGGACTGCGAGCGTATCGAGCAGCGCGAGCAGTACCACGTGTCCATAGCGATAGCGGTATCTCCGATGACAATCGGATTGTTCCGCCAAGAAGAACCTTAGCAATAGTGTTTGGATTCAACGCCAACTTTGCGCCCGTCACATTGCTTGTAACCTTGTCGATCAGGGCTGGCTTTGTTCGTGCCGTTGCGCCAACACCATTGGAGAAGATTGATCGCACACCACTGGCTGTGCCTGTGCCAAGTTGATCATCAATACCCTTGACTACCTTGGGGTCGTTCAGGACAGTGATCGCATCCCGATACGGCTGCGCCATGTGGATCATGTCGAGAGCAACCTGCATATGCCGATCCATTGTCTGCACCATGTCGGTGTAGATCAACGGTGCAAAGCCACCAGTACGGGCATTGGCAAATCCAACAGCAGTAAGCGCACCACGAACAGCCGCACCAGCCACAGCGGAAAGATCTGCCTTCTCTCCACCAGCCGCATCCATATTGCGAATGCGTGGGTAGTAACGAGTAACAATTGGGGGCTGATCGCCCGTCACTTCCCAGATCGCCTGCATGGCTCGATCACGGATCTGCGTTTCCAGTATGTCTTTCATCCGCTCAATCAAATCACGCTGTCCCGGCGTGAGGTTGGCGCGTAGGTTACGGATGTCATCACCCGATGGATACAACGTCAGAGTGGTAGAGGTTTCATTGAACTGAATGCCCTGCTTGCCTGCATTGGTTCCGTCAAACAACGCCAATGTCTCTTCGTCCATCGCCGCAATTGACATGGCAATGCCAAGAGGGATGGTGACATCCTGACCGCCAAGCGACACCGTCACCAGTTCAGTAGAGCCATCACCATAGCCGCCGTTCTTCAGGCGGTAGTCATCTACGCCTTCATAGCCAGCCGCTATCAATGCAGGCTCAAGATCGCGCATGATGCGTGCGTGTTCCAACGCAGCCTCACCCTTGCCTTCCTGTGCAAGGCGAAGCAACTCATCGATGACACCATTTTCCACGCCTTCCAATTCCAAAGCCAAGGTGTAGATGTCAGAGTTTGCACGGCTCATCTTGGAGATCAGCGACAATTTCGCAGCCTGATCAGCGCGAGCGCGAGCCGCAATCACACGCCGACCCGCCATGTTTGCCATAAGTCGTTGAGTCAAATCAGCGTAACGAGCAATGCGTTGGTCGCGTTCCGCTATGAACTCAGCACGGTCAGTGTCATACAACGCAGTTGCATTCTCAACCTTGGTCTGCGCATCCAACACACGCGCATACAAGTCAATCGCTCCGGATAGCGTGACTGGACTTCCCTTGGCGGTGACCACCTTTGCCTGCCGCTTGCGGTTGTTTGCATCGCGCAGCACTACGTTTGCTTCATACAGCAAGGTAAGAATCTGTCTACGTGCAGACACCTTCATGCCGCGCTTGTTCATCCTCTTCGCGGTACGAGAAATCAACTTCAGCCCTTCGGTTGCCTGTGCATTGATGGCAATGCGCACTGCTTCAATGGCAACGCGGTTCGCCTGCGCAACTGTCGTAGCAGTAGCGGCACGGTTGGCAAGTGTGCCACGCAAGTTTGCCGGGATGGACAGCAATGCTTCAGACACGATCTTGCGGATGATTCGATTGCGCTCTGCAACATCATCAAGCCGGGTATTCATCAACTCGCGCAGGTTAAACAACTGGTTCTGCAAGGTGTCTTCACGCTTGCGCATTTTCGCAAGGATCTGTGCGCGACCCTGCATGATGCCCTGCATCCGACCCTTGTTCAGACCCATCGAGTACGCAAAGTTCACTGCCCGTTGAGCAGCGCGAGCGTCATTGCGGACAGTGGCTTTCAGTTCACGGACGCGGCGGACAGAGATGTCGAGCAGCGATTCAACACGGGCAAGGCGCGTCATCTCTGGCTTGAGTGTTTGCTGACCAGCCACCTGCCCTGCAACCAAACCTTCATTACGACCGATTGCATACGCCCAGTTGATGGCACGTTGACTTGCAAACTTCTGGAACCGTGCAGACTTCTGAAGTGCTTTCAGTTTTTCTTCTGCCTGTTGACCGCGTTCTAGATCCGTTTGTACCGTCTGTTGTCCTGCAACCTGACCTGCAACTAAACCTTCGTTGCGACCAATGGCATACGCCCAGTTGATGGCGCGTTGCGCTGTCGCTTCGGCATTTGCCAGCGCAGTGTTGAGTGCATCGCGCTGTTCCTTAGTAGCAGTCCGCTCTTCAGCAATTGATTTCTTGGCAGCGACTACGGCATCTCTGGTAGTTGTGATCTGCTCTTCGAGAGAAGCAATGGTTTCGGCTGCTGACTGTTGCTCTTCAATTGCCAGTTGAGTCTGCGTTTGCAGACGCGCCTTGGCACGGTTGACCTGACCAAGCCGCTGATCAGCAAGCATGGTCATGGTATTTAGTTTGCGCTCCAGTTTGCGCACCTCGCTCAGTGCGTTGACGCGCTGTGCGGCAGTCTGTAGATCAGCAGTGCGCTTTGACTTTTCGACAGCAGCAGGTGTTCCGCCTGCAATCTGCTTCTTTAGTTTGTCGATCTTGTCTTTGAGATCAAGAATTTCGTAGTAGTCAGCAACACCAGCCTCAATGATATTTCCCTGCTCACGCGGGGAGAGGTCTTTCATGCGCTCTTCTTGCGCAGCGCGGCGTTCTGCTTGCTGACGTTGGAATTCAGCATCATTCTCGTCTTCACGGGCGAATGAAATGTCAGTAATTTCATTGAATGAAATTTGATTGGCATCAAACACCAACTCTGATTCGTTCTCGCTACCACGCATGACGATCATGTCGGGTGTTACTTGCACAGATATAACAACACGATCTTTGTCTGTAACAGCAGCGAGCCGAACAAATCGTTCAGCAATACTTTTAACTAAAGTACCACTCATTGAACCTACATCAGTTCCGTTTTCCCATTCAGCCAACTCATCTCTTGACATTGATCGATACAGCGGGAACGAATTTCCAAGAACACTTCGTATTGATTCTCTAATTGCAGCAACGTCACGTTCATAATTTGGGAGCAGAGAAACCATGTTCTTTGCATCTGGGTCACCTAAATCAGCAATGCCGCCACGGTGTGCGTCTTCAAATTCTTCAAAGGCTGTTGACGTTTTTACTTCCCAGAACGGTGAGAAGTCTTCTCGACCAAACGAAACATCTGACATAGCCTTATCTTGAATGGCTACGGCTTCACCGTAATCCTCAACCAGTTGCCCATCCGTTGGTTGATACCTTGTCATTGACGCTGGATCGTTCACCATGAACACAACGTCTGGTCTGCCATTGTTGAATCGCTTAAACGTGTCGTAGTTCCAGCCTTCGGGCTTCTCTTGCTCACTAAACTTAAGGCGAGACGTAGCCTTGAATCCGTGTGCGGCATAGATGACGGGCAAGACCGTATCGAATGCATCAAGTTTCTTGCCACCAACAGCAGTTGATGCTTCAAGGATGGCGCGTCCGTGTTTGTCATAGGCAAACACAGAGATGACATCTCCGTCTGGCTTAATAGCAAAACCAGATTTGCCATTCATTGCAATAAACAAACGCATACCAACGTAATCATCAGCAGGGTATGCAGCAACACACGCGCCAAACTTGTCCTCTGCTTTGAATGCAGATATGGTCTTGTTGAACCACATCGCTGACACCTTGACGGGTGCAAGTTCAACAAACTTAGGCGAAAGCAATCCTGCCTTCTTGAACACAATGCCCAGCGCATCACCCGGTGCAATTTCAGCAATGTATGGAAGCGAAGACTTCTTGCCGCTCTCGTCTGTTAACTTAAGAATCCGAGGCTTCGTGCCATTTCCAACGAGACTTTGTCCATATTGCCAATTGCTGGCATATGCTGATTGTCTTTGTTTTCTTGTGAAGATGACTGCTTCAAAGTCTCCAGAGAATCGGGCTTGGAGTTCATCGAGGTTTGGGTCTTGGGCTGGCGGGTTCCACGCTTTGGCGATTGAGACTGGAGTGGAGGCGAGGAAACTTGCTCGTTCTGCATCACTGAAAGTGCGAGTTTGGACAGGGACATTGCTAGTGAGTCCACCTGTTGCGGTGTCAGTGACTCCAGCCACTTGCCGTGTAAGTCCTGATCCACGTTCTGCTGTTGCGATTGCTGTGTCGAGTTGTCCATCTGTAATTCCTTCGTTCTTCAGGATCTTCCTGATTGCCCCGGAGTAATCCTGACTGGTGAC